GTCGCCAGTTGAAAAACCTTTCGGCGACTGCCGGAACATGCGCACCAGCGGAATTCCAACGGCCCCGGCGATGTCCTCCTTGAACTCGCTCAGCAGATCAGACAATCCGGCAAACGTATATGAGTGGGTTTCGAAGGTGTCCTCAGCGTCAATTAGTGTCATCCCTTCATTTGTCTGATACTGACGAACCATGTCCATTTGCTTGAGTAGTGATTCGAGTCCTTTACCACCCATCCCAATCAACTCTCGCAATTTTTTAACTTTCATTGTCCGCAAATGGGCCTTGTATGAAAGTTGGGCCGCGCCGACACTGGTGCTGTCGTAGGACGTCAGACGGTCGAAGATGCGCTCAACGACTGACATACCCCATTCATTTTCAGTGATTTTCTGCTGGTAAGGCAGTTTCACACCATCCATTCGAATGAGGCGGCTATGATGGAGTGTCCAGGCTGGCAAGCCCTGCGCCGTCGTCACGATGTCGTAGAACTCCGGTTTGCCGAGGTGTGGGCCAAGCGTTTTAATGCGCCGCATCAGTTGCGGGTTGAGCATCCAGCGGTCAAGTACGGCCAGCCCTTTAAAGCTTCCTTTGCCGACTTTATCCAGGATCAGCGGTGTTAACGGCGCCTGCCCCTCAATGAGAATAAGCGCACCGGCACCGCCATAAAGCCGCGACCATTTCAGTGCCTCGTTGAGCGCCTCCCAGAGTTGAAGCTCTTCAAATTTCGACTCCAGAATGCCGCGACGCTTCGGCTCAATCTCGCTGGTGATGCGCACACCTTTCTTTGTCATATCATCAGGGATAGCGTCAACGGCAACGCCGATGATCCAGGATGAACGATAGGCCCACTCCACCAATAGCCGATTGCGGCTGGTGTAATTCGCCCGGTACGTTGATGCTGCGTGCTGGTTGGGCTGCTGCATTCCGACGCGGGCAATAAAGTTATCGTAAGAGTCCGCCGTGGCGACTCGTTTTACTTGTTTCGCCATGCGTTTATGCTCCGAATTTCAGCCAGACATCAAGAGAGGAATCCATTGGCGCGTAATTGATCATTACAGAGTCCGCAAGGTTCGGTGATTTTGTGCCTTCTGGCTGTTTATTCACAGATATTTTACCCACCCCGTTAATGGCGTAGGTTGGTTGTGAAAGCTCGATAATAAGTTTGTCTTTGTTTTTCATTGTGCTGCTGATGGAAATGATTTCATCAGGGTTGTAGGGTTTACCCTCTTCAACCGCGCGGTAAGTGTTGCGGAAGAGCTTACGCAGATGCCACCAGCTCTGGGCTTTCGCGTTGGCAAAAAAATCTTTGTTCAGGCGAGCATTCTGGCCGTTATCCCCTTTCACCGCCTCTTCATCCGGATCAAATACGCCACCGCTGCCGCGAAACGGAGTGGCTATAATCATTGGTCGTTGAACGGCAGTACGCTGCTCGTTAATAACCCTCGCATCACCACGCGCACCGGCACCAAGCCCGTCCTCGTCGAAACGAAACTCTGTCAGGTTGTCCGCTTCGCAGTAGCCGAAGACCTTCTCGACAGAACCGTAAATATCACTGCCGACACCTGACCATTCCCGGACGTTCTCCAGCAGAAACCCGTGGCGGGTGGAAAAGGCGTTTTTGTCTTTGCCCTCATCGGCCACATCCATTGCGCCAAGACGCTTACCAGTGGGCTGAATGCCAAGTTTGATATGAGCATCAATGGCAGCCTGTACCCATTCGGAGGGAATAAGCACGCCCTCTGCCGAGGCGCTGTAATTTAAATCAAGCTCCTGGGCAACAATCACCGGGTTATCAATTTTGTCGCATTCTGCGTGATACCACTCATCGTCTTTGCGTGGATCGCTGCGCCAGTGGAACGTAAATACCGGAATTTTTCCGCCATGCCGTTTCTGGGCAAACGGGTTAGCCATACCATTGACCGAGCTGAGATCGATACGGCATCGGGTCGTCTGTGATAACGCCGCATCAATCAGCAGCGGGCGCGCCAGGAATGCAGACTCATCCACAAAATAAAGCGTTGTACGGTCACCACGGCCAATGTTATCGCCCGCTTCACCCTTAATAATCGCGCCGGAATCAGGAAACTCCACCTCCATGAATCGGGAGTGTTTTTTTTCATTCCAGCCACCACGAAATTCAACAGGTAGTTGTTCAATGAATTTTCTGGCTTTCCAGAAGAGTGATTTAGGATCGCTTGTTGAATCCACATACATCTCTTTGCGACTACCAAAGCCAATCACCATGTCTTTGTTAAACAGGCACAAGGTGCAGGCAAGGCCAACGGAAGTCCAGCTAAGCCCCATCTCACGGCTTTTCTCTGTAATCCCGTTTTCGCGGTTGGAACGCCGATCCAGTATCCAGTTAATCCACTCTTCCTGCTTTGGGAAAAGAAGGAACGGGATAGTTACCGGCAGACCGTAATCGATGTTTCGCGGGTCAGATGTCATCCCCCAGTCGATGATGAACTGGGCCGGGTTATTGCGATAAAACTGCCTGAGTGCCGGTATCATTTCAGGCTGCTGCCGGATGCGCTGTAGCCGTTCGGTGCGCCATGCAAACACGGCGCTATAGTCCGGTTTTTTGAAGTCGAACGGAAACGGGAGCGGCATAGTAAATTTCCGGAAATTTGACCCGATTTAACATAATGGACGTTACCCGAACTGGCGGAATAGCACTCATCGGGCGTTTGGCGCGAGAGAGCTATTTCCACCAATAAAGTGGCAAAAACCGGGTGAATAAAACATGCATAAAACAGGTCAAAAAGTGCATAGCGTTTTTTCAGTTCAAAACGCCTGTTTTTGCATTTTTCAGCCCATGAGTTTTTTGTAGGCGTCTGCCGCTTCGTGTGGAGTCAGGCTTACGGTGCTGGCTTTGTCTACCTCACCTTTATTGGTGAACGGTTCGAATACTTTCGGCGCTTCCAGCTCCATAAGCAGAGTTGCCGGAACCTTTATCCCCTCAGCCTCAAGCAGCTGTGCCGCCTCAAGCGCGTTATATTTTCCGGCCACCTTATGTTTCATCACGTCGCGAAGCACATCACGCTGGCGTTCTTCCTCGCCGTACATGCTGTGTCCAAGGCCAAGAGATTTAGCGAATACGGCCACGTCATTGTGGGTGGGTAGCACATCCTCAATGGTTGTTTTCATCCCATCTGCAGATTTGGTGACCACCTTCCTTTTTCGAACATCCAGGCTCCTGCCCGCCACGCTGTTGATTTTCTCCATCAGCACTTCGCGTGCCTCAGTGAATGCACGATCCAGATCAGGATGCTCTTTCCGCCAGTTCCTGATAGTCGCTTCGTCAATCCCTAACCGCTGGGCAACCATGCGATTTGATATTTTGTTACGTGCCAACGCCATATCAACAACGATCCCGACGTAGGCCTTTTTAAAACTATGTTTACGGGCCATACGCTTACCTGATATCGGTGACTGTTTATATTTTGTTCAAAATCATTTTTCCGCATTTTGCGTGCGGAATAATTCTGCCAAAAAATCCGCTTTCAGGCCGCTGCCTGTCTGCGTTTGAGTGCGGAATTAAAAAGCCGAAAAAATGCGGAGTTATCGATTTTTCTCCAAAACTGCGATTTGGTGCTCTCAGGCCGCATGAAACGGGGAGATAGTGGATCGCCCTACTATTTCCATTATGTGGGTTACTCAGTCCAGATCCATGTCCACCGGCGCACAGAACAGATGCCCATAAACATCAATGGTGGTTCTGATATTCACATGCCCGATAAGGCGGGAAACATGCGTGATGTCGACGCCCCTGGCTGCCAGCCTGGACACTGCAAAATGTCGGAGGTGGTGAAATCGCCTGATACCATGCGCTGACAGCGTTTTCTGTAGAATTCCCTGCGTGCCGTAGTTGATGGACAATGGCGCGCCAGTAAAGCTGTTTGATACCAGCGGCTGAGTTGTCCCGAAGTGCTCCATATTCAGCAGGGAAAGAAGCTCTCTTGGCATTCTCACCTGACGCTCTACCCCGCGTTTTAGCCCTTCCCGAATAACGCCATTGACGATATGTCGCCGGATTTTGATTGTTTCGTGGGAAACGTCCTCGTAGGTCACTGCCAGAGCTTCCCCGAGGCGCAGACCGCAAATCCCGAGCCAGCATGCAATTCGTTCCCGCTGCGGCGCTGTGTTGAGTAAATTTCGTACAGTTTCCCGTGAAGGGATCGTTATGGGTCGACGATGCCTGCGAACCGGACGATCAACCGGATTAAACGTGATGAGCCTTTTTTCTTCCAGGAGGAAGAACGCCGAACGAATCCAGCGATGGCATCCGGGGCGAACTGAATCGGTGATATCACGGTGACTGATCCGGAGAACGTTTTTTTCCAGTATCGCCCCCTGAACAGCCAGAAGGTCGTGACGGCATTTACTGTAAGAGGAAAGCCGTATGATGTTTTTTTCCAGCTTGTTGGCCTGATAACCGAGAAAAAAAAAGATTAACTTACGGAACGTCCATGAATGGTCTATTCCGCTCCAGTTGGCGGTTCGACAATCCAGTTCGATATTCTGTTTTTGCCAGAAAAGATGTGCGGCATCATCAATATTCTTAAAAATACGACGGCGTCCATGACCGGATTTTTCATCCTTCCAGTGGACGTAATATTTTGATTGTCCATTGGCATCAGTGGATTCTTTTATCGAAGCCATACTGAACAGCCCTCAACAATTAACATTATCGAAGCCCATCATTGAAGAGCTTCTGTAATATCAGCGTTAAATAGGAGTAAAGCGGAAATTGGTGACATATCTAGCCGCCACAAAAACGCTCCCTTTCAGGTCTTTATTAGCTGCACAGCAATAATATTCCCCATCCACTACCGGTTGGTCTTGATCCGAATAGCCCAGTATTTTTTTACCATCATTCAGTTCAAAGACTGCCTCATAAACGGTTTTTCCGGTATCGGCAGGCTCACAATCAGTTATATAAATGGATGATTCACTGGAGGTTATTCTTTTACCAACGTCTAGACCCGCTACCATCGCAGCTTTTATTAAAGCTGAAAGTGCATTTTCTTCATTTGTTTGTTGTAAATCATATTTGAATTCAACACCCCACGGCTTAGGCAATCCAAGTATGCATACGCTTAAAGTATCTTTTTTCATATTTCACAATCTCGCACTAAAGTAATTTTCGGTTTTGCAAACCGCCACGCGATCTTAATTTTTGCTCGCTGAAATAATTTCCACATTTAAACATGCCATCATGCCGCCTCATTCGTTTTCAGTGAAGCTACATTGTCGCGGGCCAGCGAAGTAAACAGGCGAAGATAAAAAGACATCAGCGCATAGCAGACGGCCGTAAAAACCCACCCACCATATGCCAATAGACAACAGATAATGATCAACTTCAGCCAACCGACTGAACGGAGGAACAGATTCTTTTTTTTCGCTATGCCGCCAACAATTTCCAGTGCCTTACGGCGAGACTCTTCATCTTTTGCACTTTTAGCTGCATAGCTCAGGATGTAAACCAGCGGGCCGATAAAAAAGGCCAAAGCCATAATTACCCAGTAAGCGGCGACCGTTAGCCCTATTAACGATTGAACGCCAGTTATTGATGAATAAAGCAGGATAATCAGCAGCGCATAGTCAGAGGCGCTTGTAATCAGGCTGGTGAAAAACTTTTTCATGGTATTTCCTTTTAGGGGTGAGCCTGTCGCACGGCAAAGCCGCCAAGAGCAAACGGCTTGCCCAGGCTCACTACTGAAAGACTCTTTTTTGATGCGCGTGCGAGGCGCATAAAAAAGCCCCGCCATTTGCGAGGCTCTGTTTTTTTGCCACTTTACGCAGTGGCAGCGACTGAACCGGCTGTGCTGGTAGCCATTGCTTCTGGCGCAGCGTCAGTTTCAGCCTGTAGTTTTTTCAGGCGCTCCTGAACTTCGGCTTCAATCTCAGCTTCCTTCGCTTGCGCAGCAGCCGCCGCGGCTTCCACTTTTGCGGCGGCCTTCGTTTTGAGCCAGTCGCGGATTTTTACCCAGCCACCAGCGATTAACAGAAACGCGGTGCCCACGGTGGAAAAGTACAGCAATACGGTTTCATAGAACGTCATTTTGTTTTTACCTGCCTGAGTTGTTCAGCCTGTTGAATGGCTGAAAGTTGATTGTTGGCTTTCTCTATTGCCGCCAGCAGTGGCTGAATCCACAGAACAGCCTGGCAATATGTCAGGGTGCTGGTGGCAGCGGTGCCAGCACCTGCTGTGTCAGTTCCGCCGGAAGTGGTGTGCATTGCGCTGACACGTAGACGGTACGTGTAGTCGAGCAGCCCGTTAGCAATGTCAGCAGGAACAGGCAGATCGCAAGTTTTCTCCCGCTTGAGAATCGTTCGGTATTCAATGACGGTTTCCTCTGCTTTTGCATCCACGCTTTTGTTCTGGTTCGCTGTGGTACTGGCGATGCTGTTAAACGCCTGCTGCTGGTCGGCCTGCATCTGAATGACTTTGGCCTGAACGAGCACATTAGCTTCAGCTGTATCGGCGCGGCTGCTGTTGCTCTCGTAGCGATAACCGAAGAAAACTCCGAGGCCTGCCACCAGCAGGATCAGAAACACAATGATGCTGGCGCGGGTTTCGGCGCTCATCACGCACCATCCAGGCAAAGCTGTTTCTCTGCTGCGCGGCGCGTTACCAGTCCCGGCAACTTCACACCGCTGGCATAAACCCAGCGCGGGAACTGCTGGCAGGCATCAACCGTCTTCCCCTGGCGCAGCAGCCAGAACAGCGTCGATTTCTGCATGGCGCCGCAACCAACATTGAACGTGATCGACGTGACGGCGGAAAACGTGTTGTCACTCAGCTTCACGCCAGCGGCGTAGCTGTTGACGCACTTCTCAGCCTGAAGGATGTTTTTCTCCCAGTCGGCGGCGATCTGCGTATCGGTCTTGCGGGTACCAGCTTTAACGCCGTGGGTGTTGCCGATACCATCAGTGAGGACGCCCGCCGGGCAAACATACGGATCACGACGGCATGCCTCTGCATTGCCGATTAGCTCAAGCCCGCGCTCGTTAGTGCGAACTTGTCCAGCATGCAGCACGATAGCGATGATCGTTCCGACAGAACAAACCACACCAACCGCCCCGCCGGCTTTTTTAATCGCTGACATATCCCACCTTTTTCATTGCCTCAGTTACCACCTCAGCCGAGGCCGGGCGCTCATGAGCCGGTTTATTCGCAACGTCGTGGAGATACTCCTCCAGCAGTCGGGTGCGTTTACGTTCTTCTTCCAGCCGCTGTCGCTCTTCTTTACGTTTCGCGTAATACGTCTTGATAGTGAAATAGGCAGATATCAGTGCCCCAAGAATGAAGACGTAATCCTGCAACGACAGAAGAGAAAAGCCAGCAAGCAGCGACGACCACCAGTACGGCAGGTTGTGTCCATCTGTTGAATTCATACGTTGCATATCCGCACCTCCGGTTGTTGGGGGCGCTGTGTGAGTGAAAAGGGTCAGGCTCTCGGGCTGCATTTAACAACGAAGCCATCTGAAGTTGATTCCCGAGGCCTGAGAATAAAAAAGCTCGCGCGCGGCGAGCAATAAGAGGGTAAAGCAATGTCGGCATTATGGCCGAAGGTACCCGCTGGTAGGGTTTGGTGTGGTGGCCGGTGCTGAACTCCGGCATTCCTTCATTTCGATGAGAAACACATCGGCGTAGTGCTAGTTTTACTCTCATCATGTTGTTCTACAGAAGGTACACATTGGCGGCCAGCGCATCAGCCTGCGCATTCACCACAACGGAAAGAGCACTGGTCGCCCGGATGGCATTAGTCGCGTCTACCGGTTTTCGCCTTGTTCGCTGCTCTTACCTGTTATGGGCTCCGTTTCGTGGAGCTAACGGCATAACCTAATCGCGAAATCAGTTATGCACCATATGTGCTAGATAACGTCGCCACGATGACGGCGTGTTTAGCTATTGATTTTTTCAACCCATTCGCGCCAGCGAGACTCACGAATTTCTGGACTTAACTGCTGGTCTTCAAAATGGCTTGCCAAATTAATCGAATCTGGAAGCAACGCCCAGGCGACATAAAATTCGTGCGGTTCGAACTCTCCGCCAGCAAACTGGTATGCGCCAACATGATAAACCTCGCCATCTTCTTCGAGTGCGATTACATGAGCAATGTGCCAGCCGTCACACGGGTTTAGCAAAATTACCCACTTACCGTCTGAATCCTTTGTCAGCTTTTCACTGGCTGGTCGAAAAACTAACTGCTCGGTTACCTGTTGAGACATGAGGGCTCCAGAAAGCAAAAAACCCCGCCATTACTGGCAGGGTTTCGATGTTAAGCGGTGTGGCGAAGTAACCACTCTTAACAGATTAAAACGAGTTTTGTAATTACACAACCCTTTTTAATCTCGGTGGAAGAATGTTTTCCTTTCGGCACTCCCTGTCCATTTCGAGTTTAATCTCAAGGGTGCAAAGTGATCCCTGAATAAAACTCTCAGCAGCCTGGAGCCGAACTGAAACATGGTTGTGGGAAATACCCAGTTTCGTTGCCATAACGCGCAACGTCATATTGTCGATATAGTGCCATTCCAGAAGTGAGCAAAGATACTCATCGTGCTTTCTGAGACGAATCATCGCCTCGTTGATGAACATTCCATCATCGTCACAGCAGGATGGCTTACCTGCTCTGCTGGCGGGAAGCAAACGGGACAACCCAGCAGCGGTACGCGGGTATCCGATATTTGCTGATCCGCCAGCAGCCCATACCCCCCATCGCTCTAATACCATCTGGATATCACGCATTTTTCTCTCCTGTACTGTCGATGATGTGCATGCCCTGCGGGCTAAAATGTTTGAGAGATGCTTCCAGTTTCATGCGGCCACCTGTTGTTTTTTCGTGTATACACGCTCACGAACCAGATCGCCGTTCATAAGCAGGTCGTTGAAGTCGCCGTTATCGCACCAGCGGATGCTGACTTTCACCAGATCATTTTTCGCAAGCAAATTGGCATGGGCGCATTCGTACGCTGCCGCCTCCCCTGTAGCTGAATGTGCGTCGTTGTCAGCAAAAATAACCAGGTGCTTAACTCCGGCAGGTACCCGAAACTTTTTCATAAAACCGCTGTTCATCGTCGCCCAGGTGTTCACGCCATAAATCTGGTAGCAGGAGAGCGCGGTCTCAATCCCCTCAGCGATACCCAGTGTTGAGGACACAGGAAACATGCGGATGGCCACTGAACGGGCATGTTCGAGATAGTTTTCTTCCTGCATGGATTTCTGACGTTTGGCACTTTCCCCCAGCGGCGCTTTATATTCACCTTCCAGCAAAGTGCGATGCAGGTAACACAACTCGCCCTTGTCATCGGTTGCCAGCGCATAAAGCGCCTGGTAAACCTTCCCGGCATGGCGCTGCCTGTCACAAAATCTGATCGCATCAGTGGGTAGTTTTGTAATACCACGGTGTTGCAGGTATCCGGCACCGGTTGTTCCGCGCAACGGCACCAGCTTTGCAAACTTACTGATGGTGCGCTGACGTAATCTGGCAGCGGAGCTGTTGACCGGAATTTTTTCATGGCGGTAATCGTTACCTATGATCTGATCCACTTCCGTGCTGATAGCGCTGAAACTCTTCCCCTGAGTCTTTACCAGCAGTGACATGCCATCGCCGCTGCCACAGACGCAAATCCATGTACCTGCGCCATCGCGGTCATCGACGCGGTATTTTCCACGCGCGCCACATACCGGACATTCACCCTTAAAGTGGTTTTTACCCGTGATCGGCGGCAATCCGTAATATTCAAAAATCTCAGCCCACCGGCCTTTTGCTGCCTCTGCTGTTTTCACGCTCTTTTCTCCAACATACTGCGAATATCTGCCATCCGATGTTTTGCATTGATGATTTTTTGCGTTTCACCGCCAGCCTGCGTGGACGGTTCAGTTTTGCCCGCCGGGGCAGATTTCTCCCTTCCCCGGGCGTAAGCGATGAGTTTGTGTTTGATGTGGTTGCTGACCTCCGGCGTGATCTCCATCGGGAAGTCACTCAGTCCATTCGGCCACTCGCCAAATTTTTCGAAGAAGGTATGAGCACACCAGCCATTGCTGATCGCTTTACCCATAGAGGCACGCTGACGCTGGTAGAATTTGATCTGGCTCCACCAGGACTGTTTGTCGGATTTGGTGTAAACCTTTTCACCTTTTTTGAGCTTTTTGATGTTGCGCTGTGTATCAGTCTGAACGTCTTCGCCGACCAGCGGTTTGAACCCACATTTCGGACAGACATAAACCCCGGCAGGTTTCATGAAGTGGCACTCAGGACATTCTTTCGGAAGTTTTTCTTCGCGCTCTTTGGTGGCTCGCGAGGCAACTTCTTTCATGCCATCGCTTTTTGATGGCAAATCGTCATACTCGATAGCATCCGGGAAGCCGAGGCGGTGAACTGTCCCGCTATGATCGAAGATGAGGCAGGTGTCTTTACCGGGGGCAGTGCGCAAACCGCGACCTATTGCCTGCAACCAGCGGATCTCGCTCTTTGTCGGACGAGCGTAGATGATGCAGCGCACATCACTGTCGAACCCGGCCACCAGTACACCGACGCTGACGATGATTTTTGTGGCGCCCGTTTCGAACCGGTGAATGATGAGGTGGCGCTCATCGGAAGGTGTCTCCGCGATCATGACTTCGGCATTAATGCCTGCACGGTTAAACTGCATGGTCACGAAATTAGCGTGATCCACATTCACACAGAACGCTACCGTGGGCAGGTCACAACCGTTGCGCAGCCAGTTATCAACAATGTCGCCCACCAGATCGGAACCACACATGATTTCGGCCAGTTGAGTTTCGTTGTAGTCAGAGCCATAGCCTGCGGTAACGCTGGTTTTCACCCCTTTCAGGTCAGGTTTGGTTGGCGCGTAAAATTCAAAGGTGCTCAGATCGCCACGCTGGATCAGTTCCCTGATGGTGGTGGGTTTTATGAGATTTTCGTAATACTGCCCCAGCCAGGGAGAGAACGGAGTTCCGGAAAGACCTATAACCTTAATGCCGGAATCCCGGATGATCTCCAGCAGAGCGCGGCGCTTCATGTGCGCTTCATCGACAATAATCAGATCGATGTTGTCAGGAAAATCACGGCGGATCAGTGTATCTGCGCTGGCAATCTGAATCAGACGTGACGGGTCATAGTCCGGATGATCGCGCCAGATGATCCCGATATCGTCAGCCGACAGACCATATTCAACAAAGCGGGTGACAGTCTGCTGAACAAGAATGGTGAACGGGGCAATAAACAGGACGCGCTTACCACGGCTGACGTGCCCGGCGGTGATGAATGCGGCCAGACCGGTTTTGCCGCTGCCTGTGGGTGCATAGACCATGAAGGTACGTTTCTGCTTCCACTCCCGGCGCAGCGAGTTCAGACCGCGTTCCTGTGCAAAATTCGGTTTAATGTTCAGCATTGCCACCACCTTTAGAAATCACTATTCCAGAAGGAACCATTCCCGATCTGAGTGGCTTCCAGTTTTGTACCAGATAACTAGTACATCGCTGTTTTAAACCCTGTCTCTTGGATCGGTACCTACCTGACCTATGGAGCTGTCTGTTGGAAAAGGATGCTTCCCCTTCCCTAACACCCATCTCCCCCCTTACCCCCCTCTTCCCTCTTCCCCATCTCATGTACTAGAAAGCTGGTACAAGGATAAAAAACAGACAATCAGAGAATCGACTCACCAGCACCCGGAACCTTTAAGCCGGCATGCAACCAGACGCCTTTAAGCCCGGTTATCCTCAGTCCCGCTTACCGCGTTCCTGCCAGGGGCGGTTCAGTCGTGTACCCCTGGATTGCTCGTCCGTGCGTTCTCACGAACTTGCGAAGCCGTGTATTGGCCTCATGCCTCGCTCTGTTCTCCTGACGGAATGAGACAGGCTCGGCGTCAAACTCAACTTCATAAACTTCTGAATATCGCTGGGCAATTTTTCGTCTCAGCGAAGGAGGCAGCAGGATCAATTGCTCCTGAATCCATGCCGCGTCTGCCTGGCTGTACCACGCAGGCATTTCAATCTGCACACGATCCGGGTACATAAAGCCTCCGGTGGCATGTCAATCCTTGGTCTGCTGGTTGCTCTCATCACCAAAAATCAGCCAGTTTGGATCGCATTTGAGAGCGCGAGCCAAACCGAGAATGCACCGCGGCTGTAAAGTTTTTCCCGCCTCAATAAGCTGGATGCTTTGCTGCTTCAGTGATACACGCTCAGCCAATGCTGATTGAGTTAGTCCCAGCTCAAGCCTTTTAAATTTGAGTCTTTCCCGTAGTGTATTCATATAGACCTCAAACAAGTTTAATTGTATTGTATTTTGAAGATAACTTGTTTGTCAAAGACCATTTTTATTGTGACCATTACAAGCCAAAAGTGAGGGGGGGCTATGAGCATCAGTGAACGAGTCAAAAACAGACGTATTCAGATAGGGTTAACGCAGACAGAACTGGCAAACCTTGCGGGAGTTTCTCAGCAGGCTATTCAACAACTTGAAGACGGGAAAATACTAAGACCTCGTTACATCGTGGAGTTAGCCGCCTCTCTCCAGTGCGATGTAAAGTGGCTCCAGTCTGGGATTGGCGAACAAGAAAAGCGAGAACGATTAAAAGAAGACCAAATCCCCCCAGAGCATGAGTGGGGTAAGGTGGATGCCTGGGACAAACACCCCCCCCTGCCAACCGATGAAGTGGAAGTTCCATTCTTGAAGGATATAGAATTCGCTTGTGGAGATGGTAGCGTGGTTGATGAGGACTATAACGGATTTAAGCTTAGGTTTTCCAAAGCAACCTTGCGGAGAGTCGGAGCAAATTCAGATGGATCGGGGGTTCTCTGCTTTCCAGCAGCAGGAGATAGCATGGAGCCATTTATCCCAGATGGCGCTACCGTAGCCATCAACACCAACGATAAAAAAATAGTTGATGGAAAGGTATATGCCATAAATCAAGACGGCTGGAAGCGCTTAAAACTGCTTTACAGAACAGGCCCCACTACAGTTAGCATAAGAAGTTTCAACACCGAAGGTCACCCACCTGAAGATGCTGAGCTGCAAAACCTTGAAATTATCGGCCGTATGTTTTGGTCAAGCACCATCTGGTAACAATTAAAACTGTTTCACTTTCAATAAACCCAGCCTTGCTGGGTTTTTTTTGCGTAACAAACAGGTAAATACAAACCTAACAACGAAATATTATATTTAAAAACAAATAGTTAACACAACAATCAAATATAAGTTCAAATTGTATTTTACAAGTACACTTGTTATTAGTATCTTTATCTCATCGGTAAACAGCGGAGCCAATGAGATGAGTAAGCAAACGGTAATAGCAAAAACAATCGGAAAGAGAATTTTTACTAGGAGAACAGCGTTAAACCTTTCACAGGATTTTCTTGCCGATCATCTTGGCTTGATTACTGAAACCATCGACGACTGGGAAAATGAAAAAGCTACCCCATTCGCGGATCAGTTGGTGAAGTTATCTAATATCCTCCATGCAGATGTTTTGTGGCTTATTGCCGGTCATGATGAATGTGGTGAATTCACAGAGTCAGTGGTTGATTTAAATTGTGGCATACTTAACTCATGGGCTGCTGATATTGGTAATTGCAAATGGGCAATTTCTAACGCTATGGATTGCATGCCACAGGAATTACATGCAATCGGAACGCTGACTATCGTTTTTGAAAAGCTTGACGAACTTCAAGAAGTTATTAGTAAAAAAGCAGACAAACTACAAGATTAATTAACTCAAATTAATTAACGCCTTAACTGGTGTGGCCTCTCTCAACCTGAGGAAATGAAAATGCAAAATGCACTTTCAGTAATTAATAAATCAATACCAGTACCGGGTGCATTGTTTAGTGATAATCAAACCGAGCAATGCGCCAATAAAATAATGACCAGCCAGATGAATGGCGACTCGATGCAGCCAACTATTCAGCCGGGTGAGTTAATTGCTTTTGTTGATTGTGGCGGGCAGATCACCAGTCCAGGAATTTATGTTTTTACCCGCGATGTGTTTGGTCATCGCTGCTTATTTATTAAACGTGTTGAGCCAATGACTGGTGGTGCTTTGAAGATTATTTCAGACAATCGTCATTACCAGACTTTCACGCTTGATATTGAAGACCAGAGCGATATGCAGGTGCATGGTCGCGTTGTTGCCTCAATGACAGTAAGGCATTACGCATGAAAAACAAATGCGCATTTCACACTGCTACATTAATGGCATCGGCTGGCTATTGGGATATAGCCGTTCTGTTTCTACGTAAAGCATATGGGCGGTAATCATGGCAGAGTTAAGGCGTCAGGATATCCAGCAAGTAAATATTACCGCCGAACAACTTGCAGGGCTGGCCCAGACACTTTTCGAATATCACGAAAAACTAGATCATTTTCAATTAAGAACTTTATGTTCACTGGTCTATGACATGTCCTCTCGAATTCACGACTGGACAGAACGTGAAGAAGAAATCGTTCTGAAATTAGAGGATAAAAATCGCAATGGATAATTTAATTCTCACCTATCGCCACAGGATATTAAAAGCAGCATTACTTCGCCACCAGCGAAAAACAGGAAGCACCTGCATTGTTATCAGTTTGCCGAAAGGCGGAATAACAACGCTGGAGCTTACCGAAATTGTTATAGATGGTCTTCTGGTTCGTTTCGAAAATATTGCCAGAAAAGAACATGGAAGTATCGACGGAGATAAAGCTATCCGCGAATTATACCGGAATGCAGTTGATGTGAATGGTCATGGTGAATATCTGACAGAAAGCGGAAAGCTGCTGGTCGATGAGCTTGTAGCCGAACTGGTTGAGCATGCAAAGAAAACCGCAGCCATAACACAGGAGCATTTATGACGCTCACCGCGATCCGAATCCCTGAGTGGGTTCACGAACAGGCGGTGCATGTTCTCCGCCAGTACCGGAAAGGCCGGATTCATCCGCGCCGTATGCATGGCTCCGGGAATCTGAGCCTGAAAGTTAATCTGCGCTGGCGTCTGCTTTCCCGCGATGGTGGCACGGACTGGGTGGTAATGAGCCATGAGCGCTATTCAAAGATAAAGGACAGAAAATGAAAGATAACCGCACCGTCAGCGTCATTGACCTGGCTCTCCAGAAATACGACACACCCGCTGGCCCGTTGTTCGTGGCAGCCCGCCACGGTCGCACAAAGAAATGCTTCAGCCGCGATACAGCGATCCGCTATCTGGCTTTTTTCATGACATCTCATGCCTTCGCTCGTTCCGGATTCCAGCAGCGTCACCCTCGGGTACGCATTGATCGTGACGACATTGAGGTATGGCGAGACGGGGAAACAAAGGCTGAGTACCTGGCGGCCCACCAGCGCACAATCCGGCGTCTCCGACGCATCCTGGCCCGCAAACGCGAAATGCAGAAGTGGTGTGCAGCATGGGATTCCATGCATGACCGCTATGTGAAGGACGTTGCTGCCCTGCAATCAATCAAACCGTTTTGAGGAAATTTTATGACAAACCTGATGCATTTTAACTCGTCTGAGCTGAATCTTTCTCTCACCGGTATGCTTTACAAAGGGAAACCCGTATTAGATGCGGTGGGACTGGCAAAATCTCTGGGTTACGCAAATCCCGCTGATGCGCTGGCGAAGCATTGCAAGTCACTGATTAAAATTAATTATAGCGAATCGCGAGAATTAGGTTTTGGTGAAAAACCTCGCGGTATCCAGCTTGCCGGTCAGGCGGATATGTTCCGTCTCATCCTGCGCAGCCAGCTTCCGTCCGCAGAACGCGTGCAGGACTGGGTATGTGAGGATGTGCTTCCGTCCATTATGGAAACGGGTTCATACGGCAAGTCGTTACCCGTTGCTGAGCCAGCACCGCAGGCAATCAGCATGCACAGCGACATCCTTTCGCTGGCCCGCGTTGTGGCCGAAGCGACCGCATCAGCAACGATGAAAGCAGTGATGGAGGTGGCCAGCGTTAGCCTGGTGTCTGCTGCTCCTGCATCACCTGCCGCGCCGCAAACACGCATCAGCACCGGAACTGAAATGCCCAACACCGATAGTGAATTTGTACCGGTGCATAAAGTGTCGTGGGAGACCGGGCTTTCAGATCCTTCCTGCCGCCGCCTGATCCAGTTCGCCAGTCTTCCCACCAGGCAACTAACGGGTATTCGTGGCCTGTGCGTTCAGCGTGAAGCCTTTATCCATGCCTTTCAGGTGCTGCTGGAGGAATCAACCCGGCCCAGCGGTAAGCTCAAGCGCTGGCAGCATCCAGAGTTTGGCGGCTTTCTTCTGCGCAAGGATCCTGAGGTACTCAGTGTGGAGAAAGAATGATGGCGATTATTACACAAAACTTCCGCCTTAACGCGCTGGCAAATCAGTATGCCTCAGCCCTTTATGGACATATCAGCGCCACCAGCACCGGGGATAGCTTCATGGTTAATGCTGGAGGGCAAGCAATACAGGTGAACATTGTCGGCGGCATTAAAGGAGTCAGGGATTTAGTCGACGGTTACGCACTGGAGGCGATCAAAGACAATTACCCACAGTGGGAAGAGATCGGAATCCAGTTGTTGAGCCGCTGCGTTAGTGGCAACGAACTGACGCAAGCCGGCCTGGAGATCTGGCAGAGCATGGTTAATGACATGGGCGATACGGTCGCAGGGAAGGCTTGAATGAAAATCGAATTCAACGATAAAGGCGCTGTGGCCACGGTGACGATCACCAGTACCGCGTTCGAGTTTCGCCGTCACAATCGCGCAGTTGATACTGCGCTTTTCCTGGCGCCGGGAACCATCGCCAGCCGGAGCGGATTTTTCCTGATGAAGACGATTATCTCTGGCCCGACATCGCGGGTAAGCCGGGCCTATAAAAATGTTATGCGGGAGGTAGCACGATGACAACACAGACGATTGGCCGCAAATGGCTTGAAACCACAATCGCTGAAATGGAAGTTGTGCGTGACGATATGCCTTTCGGTCTCGACGAAGACGGCAATAACACCCTGGCGGCACTGAAAATTGCCCTTGCTGCGCTGGGCATCGAGCCAGTATATCAAGTTAATGACGGCGTTGGCAGCCATACGTGGTCTGACGTTGCAAAGGACGTGTTTGATTTGTATAGCGACCAACGGAAACGCATTGCATACGCCGCACCGCCAGCGCCAGCGCCAGAAGTTGATGATATCGGTTCGTGGGATAACGGGAAGTATCCGCCGAGTCATGAACCAGCACCAGCGCCGGTTAACGATGTCACCAGTGGTGAATCGTTGACTGTCACGCTGCCTGACATCAGTTCCAAAGCGTTCTGGAGCGGCAGCGGTAAGGGCGAGGTTTTCCACCCGGAAACCTATAAGCGCTGGGTGAAGGAAGCCATTGAACGAGCTTGTGCTATCGCAGGAATCGTCGTGGAGGTGAAATGATGACTATTTATAACAACCTGGATAAATGGTGCCAAATCCCGCAGCGCGAGCCAGACCCTAAAACGGTGTGCAACTTCTGCAAGCAGGTTATCACTGAAGACAGGTTGATAACCGGGCCAGGCGTAAATATCTGCACCGATTGCATAGATTTGTGCAATGAAATTGTCTCGGATCGCCGCACCGAGTATCGAAAGAAATACATCGAAGAGATGTCAACAATGCTGTGCATGGCGGATGAAGCATTAACCGCTGAAAAGGCAATTGTTCTTGCCTGCAGCATTTTCGATGCAGGGTACCGTAAGGGGGAGATCTGATGAACTGGCCGACAGCTATTGTGATTTGCGTTGCATGCATCTGTATCACCGTGATGTTGATGTGGGGTGATCGTGAATAAAGCCTTTGAAATGTGGGTGCGCGGGCGGTATGGAAGCCGCTATGACCTGACAAAGGATTGTGAGGGCCACTACTGCCGGGAAGTGGTTAAGCGGATGTATGAGACGTGGTGCCACTGCCGTGGCCTGAGTGTGGTGTGAGGTGAGTATGGTAGACATTGAAATGATTACTGAACAGGAAGCGATGCGCATGCTGAAAGTATCATCACGCGCAACGATCTGGAAGTACACGGAGAATCATAATTTTCCGAAGCCAATCAGAACCCACCCCAAACAGTACCTTAAGTCCGCGGTGGAGAACTGGATTTTAAGCGGCGGCATCAACCAGAAATCTTCCTGA